AACATTGTTACAGATGTAATTTTATTAGATGTAGCTGACGAAGCAGAAGGTATTGCTCAAGCTAGAAATGTTAAGGATAATCAATCTTTAACTGTTGTAGAAACTTTTAGAGATGCTTCAAACGCAGCAACTAGATATAATTTTGGAGGAATAGGAAGTATTTGGGATTCAGAAAATCAAGCTTTTCATAGACCACAAAGACATGCATCTTGGACTTTAGATTCTAATTACATATGGCAACCACCTGTTGCTAGACCTACTTCATATATTTTAGATGATGTTTATTTAATTATGCAGTGGAATGAAACTGAACAAAGATGGGATGGATATAATCCTGCAACACAAGCTGTAGATTATCATTGGAACGCTTCTACTTTAACTTGGGATTCTGTATAATTGTTTTAAATTTTAAAAATAATGATATACCTTTATCATTATTTTAATGAAACCTTTTATTCAAAAAAAATTTATTACTAAAAATTTATTAACTTGGAAAGAATTAGACTGTGTTATTAAAAATTGTGATGATCGAGATTTTGAAGTTATATTACCAACAAAACAAAAAAGATTTGGTAAATATTCTTACAAAAATAAATCTATTATAATAAGTAATTGTTTAAAATTTTTTGATTTTAGTTTTATTAAACAATTTGTAGATAAAAATAAATTATTTAAATACGTTAATTGGGACGCACATATTTATGCATCTTACACCAAAAAATCTTGTTCATTTCCTAAACATTTTGATTATGCTCATAATATTATAATACAACAAAAAGGTCAATCAAATTGGATTATAGAAGATTTTTGTAACATTATATTAGAACCAGGTGATATGATATACATTCCTTATAAATGGAAACATCAATGCGTGCCTACAGGAAAAAGATTATCTTTAAGTTTTCCTTTTTGGATTAAATAATATGAAAGATTTTATTGGTAAATATAAAATGGATAAAGAAACTTGTGAAGATGTTGTCAAATGGTATAATAAAAATAAAAAAAGACAACAAAGAGGTTTTGTTGGTAATCAAAGATTAGAAGATAACATAAAAGAATCCACAGATATTTATTTAGGTGGAGAAGATACTCTTGATCCATTGTTAAAACCTTATTTTGAAGACTTAACTTTTTGTTTAGAAAAATATAAAAAAGAATACAAATATTCAAATCATGATCAAGAAAGATATATGATAAGTGGTGTTAACATACAAAAATATAAACCAGGCGGTGGTTTTAAGATATGGCATTATGAAAATACTGGAACAAGACCAGATAGTATAAAAAGACATTTAACTTTTATGACATATTTAAATACTTGTAAAAAAGCAGGCACAATGTTTTATTATCAAAACAAAACTTTTCAATGTACTACAGGAAAAACTTTAATATGGCCTGCTCAATGGACTCATACTCATAAAGGAGTAATATCAAAAACAGAAACTAAATATATAATTACAGGGTGGTGGTCTTATGTCGACTAAAAAACATGAACAAGTAACATTATTTAAAACTGATTTGTATGCAAAAAAATTAGAGATAGATAATAAAAAAATTATTAAATATATTAATAAAATTGATAAAGAAACTGTAATAGTTCCTAATCAATCTAATCACGGTGGTTGGCATAGTCATTTTTATTTTGAACCATTTCCTAGTTGTGTAGAACCTTTGAATTTACAAATTAATAGTTTTATGAAAGAAACTATTTTTAAAGATTTTGATATAAGAGGAGACCTTTGTGTTCACAATAGTTGGTTTTTAACTAACAATAAAAGTGATTTTAATAAACCTAGAAAAAAACCTCCTTATACTTTTACAGGTATTTATGTAGTAAAAGGTCCTTCGAATTCAGGCGATATTATTTTTAATAATCAAGCAGAGATGAATAATTATGCTGTTGATTACAAAAATTTTAATGAATATAATTCTAAAGAATTTACTTTAAAATTAGATGTAGGTTGTGTTTATATATGGCCAGCATGGATCGAAACTTTAGTTACACCTAACTTATCTAATTCTGAAAAAATTTTGTATGGTTTTAATATTTAATGATAAAAATTCTTGACAATTATCTTAAGGAAGATGATTACAAAACTTTAAAATTAATAATGGAATCAGATGAGTTTCCTTGGTTTTATAATTCAGAAAAAGTAATAGGAGATAAAGGTTTATTTAAATCTCAACTTGTTCATATTTTTTACAAAGATAATTATATTAATTCTAAATTTTTTAATTATTTATATCCGATTATAAAAAAGTTAAACTCTTTATCTTTAATACATATAAAAGCTAACTTAAATCCAATAAGTCACAAACTAATTAAGTTCGGTAATCATGTAGATCAAGATTTTAAATGTAAAGCAGCTTTATATTATTTAAACAATAACGATGGTTATACTAAAATAGGAAATCGTAAAGTAGATAGTAAGGGAAATAGAATGGTTTTATTTGATGCAGATCAAAAACACTATGGAACAAATTCTACAAACTGTAATAATAGAATGGTAATAAATTTTAATTATTTCTAATGTTAAGTAAATATAGCTATTGGTTGTTTAAAGGTAATGAAGGCTTAAATAAAAAAGCTATAAATAAAATATTTAAAATATTTAAAAAAGGTAGAATTGAAGAAGGTGTTATTGGTAAAGACAATAATATAGATAAAGGGTATAGAGATTCAGATATTATATTTTCAAATAAAACAGAATTATATGATATAGTTTGTCCATATATTCATACAGCAAATGAAAAAGCTAATTGGAATGTAGATATTATGTGGAATGAAGCAATGCAATTTACTATGTATAAAAAAAATCAACATTACGATTGGCATGTAGATAATTTAATAGAACCGTACGGCGATCAAGCACATCCTGATTTAAGAGGTAAGGTAAGAAAGTTATCGTGTTGTATTAGTTTAACAGATCCAAAAAAGTATGAAGGAGGAGACTTTTATTTTTCTTTTGGCAAAGATATTGTTCCATATAAAATACCAGAATTTAAACAACAAGGTAGTATATTAATATTTCCAAGTTATATATGGCACAAAGTATCTCCAATAACTAAAGGCATAAGATATTCTTTAGTTAATTGGGCAATAGGAGCACCTTGGAAATGATACATTATAAAAAATTTTTAAGTAAATCTGAACTTAAAGGTGTTAAAGAATATTTAGAGTTTTGTTTTTTTAAACAAAGAGAAAAAAGAACTAAGCCAGATAACATGATTAAAAATGCTCTATGTATTTATGGAGACCCTGTTATGGATTATTTCTTATGTAGTAAAAAACATGTAGTGGAAAAAATATATAAAAAGAAGTTATTACCAACATATAGTTACTCACGTTTATATATAAATGGACAATCTTTATTTAAACATAAAGACAGACCTGCTTGTGAAATATCTCTAACTTTAAATATTTGGCAAGATGTTAATTGGCCAATATTTATGGAAGGTAAAGCGTATGATTGTAAACCTGGAGAAGCAGTATTTTATGAAGGTGCTAAATATGAACATTGGAGAGAAGCTTATAAAGGTGAAACGTGTTGTCAGGTATTTATGCATTATGTAGATGCAAAAGGACCAAACGTAGATCAAGCTTATGATGGAGCAAATGATTTAACTTACCCAAAAAGGATATACGAAAAATGGTAAAAATAAGAGAGGGCTATATTACTAAAAAAGATTTACAAGAAATAAAAACTAATGTTGTTAACAACAATATGTTTCCCTGGTATTATTACCCAGAACCTGTTTACGGATTTCAAAAAAATTATCCTTGTCTAACTCATACTTTATTACCAAGATATAATTATGATACTGACGAAGGGTATAGAATAAACTCTGATTATTATTTTCTTTTTACAGACATAATAAAAAAATTATGTAAAAAACATAAGATTAAAATTAAAAGAATATTAAGAGCAGCATTAAACTATACAACTTATTTTAAACAAAAATACTCTAATACACATTTTGATCATACTTTTCCACATACAAATATTATAATATATTTAAACAAATTTACTAAAGGATCTACGTTTTTATTTAAAGAAACTTATAAAAGTAATCCACCAGTATCTAACAAAGATAGATATGATCCATACAAAGCTAAAGAGTTGATTAAAGAAATGACAGCAGAAGAAGGTAAGTACATTATATTCCCCGGAGAAAATTATCATGCTGCAGGTTCTCCTGGAAAAGATCATGAAGTTAGAATGATTTGTATATGCACAATTGAGGAGGATAAATGATAGAGACATTGTTTTCTATAGATGCGTTTGTTACACAAGTAAAAAACTGGAAGACTAAAAAGAAAAAACTAAAAGAACATATTAAAGATTTTAAATATCATAGAAGAAATCTTACATCTTTTGAAACTACAAGATTTGATAAATCTAATATCAATCTTACCGACATATTATTAAACATATTTTATGATGAGTTTAATTTATTTGGTAATGAATGTGGTTTTAAAAATATGAATATAGTAGATTCTTGGGCTATCAGATATAAACAACATGACTATCAGATAGCTCACCATCACGGTAGAGTTATGTACAGTGGAATATTATATTTAGATTTAGACAAAAAACAAAACTCCACTACTTTTATTGCGCCATGGCCAAATGAAACAAATGGTCAAACTAAATTAAGAAAAATAGAATGTAAAGAAGGAACACTAATCATTTTTCCAGGACATCTTTTACATTTTGTAGAACCTAATTTGTTGAAAAAAGAAAGGAACATTATATCTTTTGATATGAACTGTTACGAATAATGATAGCTCCTTATTTTTATTGGCCATCACAGTTTAATAAAAAACAAATAAAAGACCTCAATAAGTTTGTTCTTAATAACTATTCGGAAGAAGAAAACAATAAAGTGGTTGCCACAGTAAACGGTGATAGTCTAAAACAAGATCAAAGTACAAAATTAATTAGATGGAGTTTGGTAAAACCTTATTTACAAAAAGTATATGGGTTTGCTGATTATGTACTAACTCACGACCTTGGCTTTCTTACCTATCCTTATCCTGATGATAAATTTATCAATCTAACTACCTATACTGCAAAACAAAAAAATCATTACAAATGGCATTTAGATCAAGAACCTAAAACAGCAGGGTTCGATATAAAAGGAACTTTACTAATAAATGTATCAGAAAATAAATATGAGGGTGGTGATTTAAAAATATTTTATCAAGGAGAGATTGTTATAGATCAATTTAAAGAACCTGGATCTATGGTATTATTTCACGGTTTTGTAAATCACGAAGTTACACCTGTAACTAAAGGCGTTAGAAAAACTTTAGCCATGTTTATAGGAGGTCCTAAATGGAGGTAATTAATTTAACATGTGATTTTATAATATCTAAAGTTAAAAATCATAAAAAACATAAAAAGATATTACTTAGTTTAATTGATGAAATGCCTCAAAGTCAATCTCAACAAAACAGTAAATCAGATTGGTTAGTTCCTAAAGATCACCCTAGAAAATATTTACATTATTTTTACGACAATATTATTGATCCAATTATGAATGAACAGAAAAAACATTTTAAAGCAGATCAGTGGCACATTGATAATGGTTGGTTTCAACAGTATCACGATGGCACCTATCATAAGTTTCATAATCACGAAAGCACTAATTGGGCAAATGTATATTTTATAGAACTACCGTCTTCTAAAGACATAACTCAAGTTAAAGTAAGAGATAAGTTATTTGAATATACAGCTAACGAGGGAGATATTATTACGTTTCCAGCTCATCTCTTACATAGTGCTCCTGTAATTAATAAGAAAAGAAAAACAGTAATAGCTTTTAATTCTAATTTCTCTTATTTTTAAACTTTATTATATCTATTTTTTTGTTAATATTGGTATATAATAATAAATTATGCCACTAACTCAACTTAATTTTTTACCAGGAATAGACACCGAAAACACTGAAACCGGTGCTGAAGGTAGATGGTCTAATTGTGATAAAATAAGATTTAGAAAAGGTTTACCTCAAAAAATAGGAGGATGGGAAAAATTTAGTCAAGATTATTATGTAGGTGTAGGTCGTTCTATTCATCAATGGTTTGATAATACAGGTATAAGATACGAAGGTTTAGCAACAGATAGAAAAGTTTATATTTATAGATCAGGTGATAATGCTGATATTACGCCAATAAGACAATCTAACACTTTAACAAGTGTTTTCAATACTACTTCTGGTAGTTCTAATGTTGTAGTAAATCACTCTACGCATGGAGCTCAATTAGGTGATTTTATAACTATTTCTAATGTAGCTCCTACAAGTATAGGAGGTATTTCTAATTCATCTTTAGATGCTCAATACGAAATTATAGAAATTACAAACGCTGATGCTTATACTATTCAATCAAGCGGTACAGCTAATGCAACTGTAACTACAACAGGTAATTGCGATATTCAATATCAAATATCTACAGGTCCAGATAAACAAACTTTTGGTTTTGGATGGAGTACAGGTACTTGGAATTTAAGTACTTGGTCAACTCCAAGATCAACATCTAATGTAACTCTTGATATGAGACAATGGTCTTTAAATAATTGGGGAGAAGATTTGATTATAACAGCTAGAGATGGATCAACTTATTTATGGGATACTTCTAATGGATTAACAGATAATCCAGCGACAGCAATTGCAAATGCTCCTACAGCGAGCACTCTTTCAGTTGTATCTACAGAAACCAGACACCTTATTTGTATGGGTACAGAGACAACAATTGGAGATACTTCAACTCAAGATAAAATGTTTATAAGATTTAGTGATCAAGAAAATTTTAATTCTTTTACAGCAAATGCAACTAACTCTGCAGGTTCTCAAAGAATTGCTGGTGGAAGTGAAATAAGATGTGCTTCTCCTGCAAAAGGTACAATTTTAATTTGGACAGATTCAGCGATGCATTCAATGTCTTTTATTGGTCCACCTTTTATATTTGGATTTAGACAATTAGGTAACGATTGCGGAGCAGTAGGTTTAAATAGTGCTATTGTTGTAGATGATATTGCATACTGGATGTCAGATGGTCAATTTTTTAGATATGCTGGTGCTGTTCAAGAATTACCATGTAGTGTATTAAATTATGTTTTTGATGATATAAATAAAACTCAATATGCTCAAGTCTATGCAGGTCAAACATCAAATTTTTCAGAAATAATTTGGTATTATTGTTCAAGTTCTTCAGAACAAATTGATAGATATGTTATTTTTAATTATCTAGAAAATAGTTGGTATTTTGGAAACTTAGCTAGAAGCACTTATCAAGATAATGGTGTTGAATTAAATCCTTTAGCCACAGAATATTTTGCTAATTCAACAGCAAATACATATGAAACAATAAACGGTTTGACAGCAGGAAGAAGTTTAATTTATAGACATGAAGAAGGAGTGGATGCTGACGGATCTGCTTTATCTTCTTTTATACAATCTGGTGATGGAGATATAGCAGATGGTGAAAACTTTAGCTTTATTAATAAAGTAATTCCTGATTTTCAAAATATGCAAGGTAATGCTGTAATTACCTTAAAAACAAGAGATTATCCCAATGATACTAAAACATCTGGAGAAGCTATAACAGTAGATAACACAACTAGGTTTTATAATACTAGAATTCGTGGTAGACAATCTAGTTTAAGAATAGAAAATCAAAATTTAGGTGATAATTGGAGATTTGGTACAATAAGAATTAATATTAGACCTGATGGAAAAAGATAAATATAAAATAAGACAAGCTCGTATTGATGATGCTGTACGAGTTCGAGAATTGCTTAAAACATGGCTTCCTGAATCACCATATAACTTTGGGAATGTAAATAACAAGAAATTACTGGATCATATTGTATTTTACATTAAGAATAGTTTTGTTATAGTAGTAGAATATGAAAATGTTATTGTAGGAACTATGGCTGCCACTGTAGATGAAACATGGTACAGTGATAAAAGATTTCTCAGAAGTCTATGGCTACATGTTAATCCTAAATATCGTAATTTTCATATCTTTAGAGCTATGATGATAGTTTTTAAAGAATACGCAGAAAGTAAAAGATTAACTGCTTTATGCGAAATAACACAAGGTAAAGACG